ACCGCCCCGCCGGGCGCCTTGTTTCAAAGGCCCCAAGCCGCATCGCAAAAATCGTGACCTCGGGCGCAAAAATCTTCTTGCGCTCACTCGGGGCTTTGCCTAAACACCCCCCCACGGCTGGACCCTGCCCCGTTCGTCTATCGGTTAGGACGCCAGGTTTTCAACCTGGAAAGAGGGGTTCGATTCCCCTACGGGGTACCAGCCGATTTTTTGTGCCCATGTTTTCAGGCACTTAAAGGCCAAGATTGTCCCACCGGTTAAAACCCGACCGAAAAGTGGGACACTTTTGGACTACTTACGTTCTCCCCCCATCTTGGTCAGAGCGGCCTCCGCGCGGACCTTTTGACTGGCGGCTTTCGTGTACCGCGTCACCTCTTTCGAGGTCTGGTGTCCGGTGATCGCCATGATCTCAAACTCGCTGCATCCAAGCTCGGCCAGTCGAGCGGCCGCGGCCTTCCTCAAACCATGCACAGAACAGTGCGGAAGCCCGGCTTCATCGCACCATTTTCGGAAGCGGTTGCCGAAACCGGCGTTGGTGTAGGACCGCCCGTAACCGTTCACCAGAAAGGTCATGTCGCCGGTCGTCGTGGCGGCGATGATCCGCTGCAACTCGGGCACCACGGGGATCTCCAGGCGGACCGGGTTGCGGCCCTTTCCCTTTTGCTGCGTGAAGGTCAACCACCCGCCGCGGAGGTGCTGCTTGCCCAGTAGTACGAGGTCGGAACGGCGCTGCCCGGTGTAGAGCGCGAGGGCCAGCGCCAGCCGGGCAGTCGTGCCAACCGGGTGTTTTTTCTCATACGTCTCGATTTCCTCTATCGTCCACGAATGGAAGCCTTCGGGGTTGGAGCGCAGAAATTCCACATCCTTTGCCGGGTTGGCGTCGGCCAGATCATAGGTCACACCGAAACGGTAAAGCTGGCGGAGCGCCTTCACCATGCTATTGGCAGCCTCGGGCCGGTCGGCCAGCGCATCGCGGCGGGCGCGGATATGGCGGGGGAGTAGTAGCGCGAAGGGCTTGTCTCCGTCGCCCTTGTTCTCGCAGAACCGCTCCAGGATCGACCGGCGGACTTTCTGTGTCCGAGGGTCGAGTTCCCGAAACATCGAGGATTTGTAGTACTGAACGCAAAGCCATTTCACGCTGCGTGGCACCACGCTGCCCGGACTCGAGGACCGCTGTTTGGGGGCCTTCGGGCCTTCCGCTGCCCGGCGGTAGTCGGTCAGAAATTCAGGCGAGCCCAGGGGGCCGCGCAGCCGGACTTTCTGCCCGTGGCGGCGGTAGTAAAGGCGGACGGTCCCGTGGCGGTCGGTATCCTCCACCACGTATTTCAATCGCATCTTCATAGAGTCCTCGGGCATCTATTCGTCCCAAGGATTGTGGTCTGAGTCGTCACCACCGGGCAAGGCGTCGAAAAATCTGTCCAGAGAACGCACGTCCCAGACGCGCCGCCCGTCGATTTTCTTGGGTTTGGGCATCCGGCCATCCGTGACCAGCGCGTCGAATTTGGAGGCCCCGACACCGATGTAGGCCGCCGCCTCCACTCGCGACAGGCCGCGCCGCGTGGGCGGCGGCAGAAGGTCGCGGTGGGACGTGGAGGCGGCGGCTAGGGTCACTGGTTTAAACGCTCAGTCGAACCCGGGCAGTGCCCGAAGGGTTGCCCGCCGCTGCGACGGCATGGCCGATGAAGGTGTTATCAGTGGCCGTCACGGTCACTTCGCCTTCGGTGGCATCCCAATAGACGGCAGCACCCACGGTCACGACATCGGTGCTGGCCTTCGGAAGCTCGAAGACTCCCAGCGTCTGGATGGTCACATCTTCACCAGAGGCAGCATCGCCGGAGGCTACGCCAAAGAGGGCGCCGACCAGGACACCCTCCCCGGACGCCACGGCAGCCGGGGCGGCAACGGTGATTGCCTCGCCCTTTTGCACAAAGTTCTTCATTTCAGGTCCCTTTCGAGGTCTGGAAGGTGATGGTTGCCGGGCGGGATTGCCCGGCAACCTGCCGTTCGAGGTCGGCAATATAGGCGGCGAGACGGGGTGCGGAGGCTCGGGTGTATTCGATCCGCTCGCCGTTCTGATCGACGTAGACCAGGGCGGCCTCACCGATCATGAGGCGGTGATAGGCGGCCCGTGCCTCCGCAAGCTGTTCAGCCGTGGTCGCCGTGGTCGCCATCAGGCGGCGCCCTCGTTGAAGTAGGCCCCGCGCCAGTCGAGCCATCCGGCACCGAAGTCGAGGAATGCCCGATACTTCATGCCGAGGGTGTCCCATGCTTCCGTCCGCTGAATCTGGACACCTTGCGCGGCGGAAAGGTATCCGAACTGGAGCGCCGGCAGTCGGGCCGGATCAGCGAAGATGAACCACCGATCATCGGTGATGCGAGGCTCCACCAGGAGCGTCAGCTTGCCTGTGAAGGGATTCACATCGTCCACGGACGCCGCATAGATCGACGCCAACAGCGACTCTGCAGCCGTCTCCAATTCCGGCCCGACCAGAAGGTATTTGGGCTTGGAGTTGATGAGAGTCTTCCCGTCGAGCCCTTTGAAGCCCCGCATCGCTTTGCGGGCCAGGTCCAGCGTGGTAACGGAGGGGTCGGCTCCGGTATCGGCGAGGTTGCCCCGGGTGCTGTGGAAGACGGCGGTGCCGTCCGACAGGCTCGGATTGCTGGTGAGCAGGTCCACCAGAATGTCGGCCTCGGTCTGCGCGGCGGCCTCGCCAAAGGCGGCGGTCATGTCGCCCAGAAGGCCCAGATCGTCGTCGATCAGAAGTTGCCGGGATACGGTGAGACCACGCGCATAGGTCTTGAGGCGCATGGTCTCGCCGTTCTCGGCGCGGCTGGTGTGGGTGATTTCGCCGTGTTCGTCGATCTCCTCCAAGCGGCCCATCTCGCCAAGCCGGATCGAGGTCGACTCCTTGAAGTTGGAAAGCGTGCGCTGGCGGCACAGGCTCTTGAGGGGCGACTCGGCTGCCTTGTAGGTGTCCAGGGCAACCTTGTTCATGGCGTTGGAAACCACCAGGGGGAAATCGCTGGTGCCGTGGGCGGCCCGCTGGAACGTCTCATCGGCGGACATGCCCCGATGCGACACGCCAGCCCGGGAAAGAGCCGAGCGGGCCAAGTCGAGCATCGAGTCGCCCAGATATTGGCGAGACACTTCCGGGCATTCGCCACCGGCCATACGCGTTGCCACGGCGTCCGCTTGGCGCCGCGTGATGACCGCCGGATCGTCGTTCTGGGGCGCGGTCGTGCGAATGACCGGCGTGGAGCGGGTCTGCATGTGATCGAAGATCGCGGCCTTGGCGGCGTCCACCGTGGCCTCTTGGTCGATCAGATCGTCAGCGATTTCCGCGCCGAGGCCAGCCGAGCGGACCAGGGTGCGGATCTCGGACCGGCGGGTGCGCTCGGCATCCTCCGGCGGGGTTACGGTTTGGGTGTTGGGCATGGTGCCTCCTGTCGCGGCGCGGTTACTAGGGTTACCGCCCAGCCGCGCCGTTGCGCTGGGGGCTGTTTCGGAGCGGACTCGCGCGGCCCTGTCAGCCGGGTCCGGGGTCAAGCTGATCTCTCGAAGGGTCCAAGATGCGGGGCGGCGAACACGTTGGCCGTTCTCGTGCGTTTCACGCCACGCGGCGACCGCGTAACCGATGCTCACCCCTGTCAGGGTGCCTTCGGCGACCCGTTCAACAATGGGAGCGGCGTCTTCGGCTGCGGACAGGCGCAGAGTGGCCAAGAGCTTGTCGCCGTCCACCCGAAGGCTCTGAACAATCCCAACCACATCACGGGCGCTCGCACCCCGATGGGAGTCATAGACCGGCAGATCAGTCACCGCGGAGAGGTCCAGCGTGGCCATGTCCAACGTCTCGGCGTAGGCCACGCCGCGCGCATCCTTGCGCATCACCGGGGCCTGGGTGGCCGCGATCACCTCAACCGTCATCGTGTCGGGGTCCCAGGTCGTGGGTGCTGTCGTTGCAGCCCGGGTGACGTGGGTGGCGTCGGCCCACAGGTCAGGCGGGTTCGCGTGACTATCGTCAAAGATCGCTGCGGGCGGACCGTAGGTTTTGACGCTGGTGGCATACCGATCGAGGCTCATTCGACAAACTCCTTTTCGGGGTTGGAGAAGTTCAGGCCAAGGGCGGCCTCGCGTTCCCGGTCTGCTGCGATCTCGGCGTCGAGGTCGGCGATGTTCCAGCCAAGGCTTGCTACGGCTTGGCGGCGCGAGGTCAGCCCGGCACCAAGCATTTCCTTGAGGGCGGCCACATCCTTTGCCGGGTCTACTTGCATCGGGCGGGGCGCCAGCCATTCGGCTTTGAGTGCGGGCTCCAGATCGGCAACGTCCAGCCGCCCCGAGATGTATTCGTGGGCGATGACCCTGCGGAACGCGGGGGCGAGAAACTGCGGGACCAAGGCGTGATACTGGAATTGCTCCACCTTCGCGCGAAAAGGCAGAAGCCCAGCCCGCAGGCTCGAATAGTTCGCGCCGCTCAGATCGCCGTCCAAGAGGTGCTGAGGGACACCTAGGCCAGCGGCAATCTGCCCAAGGGTCAGCTTGGCGAAGGCAATGGAGTCCTTGGCTTCGGTGGGCGAATTGAACTTGATGTCTGTGCCTGCGGGAAGGACCCGAACCACGCCGGGCTCTAAGCTGAGGTCCGCCAGTCCATCGGCGTCGGGGAAGGCACCGCCACCGTTCAGGTTGTTTTGGTCGGTGACGAACCCGGCGTGCATCGCGGCAATCTTCGCACCGACCAGGAGCGCGTCTTGCAGTTGGTCGAACTCGTTGACCGTCAAGAGGATTGGGGCCAGCCACGAGACCCCGCGCACCTGTCCGGCACCAAGGGGCTTGAAGATGTGGAGCATGTCTTCGGCGGGCACGCGCACAGGCTGCCCGGCGGTCGGGAATAGCTCGGTCGGGCGATGCGGCTGGACATGATAGGCCACACGGCGGCCCAATTGGTCGAACTCCACACCCGCCGCGATGTAGCCGCCATTACCGAGGTCCCGAGTGATCGACTCGTCCACCATTTCTGCCGGGATAAGGCGAAGCCGGACGCCTTCGGGCCCTTCCTCAATCATGGCGAAGGCTTCGCCATCCACGATCACAGCTTCCACCACTGCGGCGGTCATGCCCCGAAAATCAGTCCGACCCTCGGCGTCAATCTCGGCGGCCCGGGCATTGAAGTGCGAGTCGATTACCGGGCGGAGGTCGGTGTCGGGGTGACTCGAGTTTGCTTCGATACCTGCCCCCACTGTCTCCGCCACCCATGCACCTACGGCGTTCCTCAGGTAGCCGTTGTTGGCGTAGGCATGGCGAGCCCTAGCGCGGATCGGTGCGGCAGCGGCGATGGTCTCAGCACCGACCGGCCCGGACGCACGGAACCCATGTGCCCGGCGTCCGCCAGTTTCTGCATCGAAGCTACGGCGGATCGGTGCGGGGGCGGCTTGGCGGCGAAAGATGCGGTCAATGAGGCTCATTGGTCGTCGGGCTCCAGACAATGCAGGAAGGGGCACAGGGTGGCCGAGATGGGCCACCGCGCGACAAAGGCGGTGTGAACATTGCCAAGCGCCGGGCGGCCCCGTGTCTCGGGCTCATAAGGCGACCAGTCGGGCAATGTGATCGGGCGGCACCAGGCAGCCCGGATACCCGCTCGCACGGGTTGCCCAGGCGCGATGATGTGAACGAAGGCCAGCGCCAGGTCGAAATCCTCGCCCTCACGGATTGCGGCCAGAGTTTCCGGCAGCGCCGCAACGTGGAAGCCCGGGCGTATCTCCATCGCGGGGCCACGCTCCACGCCATAGTCGCGCAGGACTTGGAGACAACAGGCAAACGCCGCTTCGCCAAGTTCTAGGCGACGGGGTCTGCCCGCCCCCGGTGTCGCTGCATGGCCGAGAAGTCCAGTTTGGGCGGCGCCCTTCACCCGGGCGAATATAGCGTCGGCAGCCGGACCACTTTGGCCGAATGAAGCCGCGATTGCATCTGAGATTTGGCGGACTGTGAAACTCATGCGAATTTTCCCAGAGGACTCCCGGGAATTTTGAAGCGCATGATCCATCCGGGAATTTCCCGATATTCCGGCACATCTGAGTCTCGAAGGCGGCCATTCGTCATAAAGGCGAACCAGTCTTTTGGAATGCCATAGCCGAGTTGCCGAAATGCCCTTTCAAGGATGCCGTGCAGCACCTCGGGGCGTTCATTCGCGTAGGCGGCAGTGATAGCTCTCGCGAGATCAAGTGGCGTCATAGACTTTATTTTTCTCTCAATCTCGCTCATGTCACTCCCTCTCTGGTGTGGTTGGTCGGCGGGGTGGACCTCACCCCTGAAATCTTCCCCCGCCGACCGGCGTGCTGAAAGGACACCCCAGAAATATATCATCGGCATTTAGGATGCCGCGAGTAATTTGTTTGTCTCATATCGTCTCAGCGAACCCAAAACCGAGGAAATAATTTTATGTTGGGGCAATATGGTCCCATCTGCGTTCCGGGATTCACTCTCCGTGTGAAACTAAATGAATCAAATCCCGAGGTTGAAGGGCAAGGTGCGAATCGGAGCCCCCTAATCTTCCCTCTGAGTCAAAGTGCGTTTTGGCCTTCTCGCCATGAAACGTTCTGCGGAAATCTAAGAAGTGCGGACGCTGGAAGATTCTGATGGAAACCTCCGCCAAACTTCGGCAGCCTCAGCATGACCTAAGCTGGACTAGGGGTAGAAAGTTGGACCGTCGAACAGAGAGATTTTTTGAAGCATATGATGACTGCGCTCGACGCGTAATATATGCAAGAAGCGAAGACTTCACTAGATACCTGAGGATGTGGTTCGCTTGCTTTGATGACGCGCCACTCTTGATCCTGAATGAAGTGAACCGGTTGCAGAGCCTCTCCGATTGGGAGGACGTGGAGAAAAACGTAGTGCGGGAGCCTGGGAGCTTTGTTGGTTCGGGCGAATTGAACTGGCCAGATAGGTCGGAAGATCGCCTAAGCAATCAACTGGCGACCTTGAGGGAGCTAGCGAACGGAAACCTGGTTCCTCACGACTTCGCCTTCAACTACTTTTATTCTGGCGACAACAACATTGATCGCACTGTTCAGGAGATGGCCGCCAACCTGTTCGAGCCTCACGCAGAGGAACTGCGGCGCCGGTTATACAATCTAGCCGAAGATGCAGCCGAGTTGGCTGAGGCCGCTCCAGCTTCAGACAGAATGGTTGCTTTGGATCACAACTCTGCGCAGTTCACCCAGGCGATTGAGAGATTGGGTGAAGTCCAAGTGAAACTCCGAGAAAACAATCAAATTGACCCGGATGACAAAGCAAGAATTCAGGTTGAAATTGTGTCTGGAATCGAAATCCTCAAGGCTCCCAAAACTCGCGTTGAAGCCGCAAAGGTGATGCTGTTGGGGGCCTTGGGATGGTTGGCGCTGGAGTTCGCCTCTTCCGGGCTTGGTATGGCTGCGGAAGCGGCATATCGGGCTGTTTCAACGCTGTTGGGGTTCTAAGTAGTTGCCTCCTGACGGGCTAGCCCGAGAGCCACTTTGAGCGGACTACGTTCTGTCTGGAAGTTGCGTTGGGGCGGCGGCTGGAAAGTTCGGCTTCCCTGACCTCCAAGTTCACGCCGACCAGATTGCGGACCGCAAGCGCATAGACGACGCAATCGAGCGACTCGGCGCGGCGGCCCGGAATCCTTTCCCAAGAGGCTGACGGGGCACCACGCCTGTAGCGAACCACGCGACGTTCGCTTGCAAGCTCCTCAAAGAACCTTCCCTCCAGCGTGTTGGAGAACCGGACCGAAGTGCCGCGTTTCAGTCGCTCGGTTAGGTTGGCCTTTATTCCGTCCACCCCGACAATGAAAAGGCGCTGCCCCTTGGTCGCGCTTGCCCGGATTGCAGGGCGGTTTCCTTCGGCCCCTTTGATCGCCACCACGCGGCGAGACAGCCTTGCGTGACAGAAGGCCAGCACCCGGTCCATCGTGGCGCCGTCTGAGGCGTCCACGGCGGTCGCGTCGATCCGCAGCAACCCGCCCGCCGGGTGGGCATGGTGGGCCGCCAGATAGCCGTCCAGTTCGCTCCAGGGGGCTTCGTCGTCGTTTACCCTGCCCCAGAATACCTGTTGATCCACGATGAAGGTTTCGGACCGCCCGTGCGCCAGGGTGACGGCCTCCAGCCGGTCATGCTGGACATCCACGCCGCAGGTCAGAATAAGCGTCTCGGATGGGAGTGCCTCAAGGCTGAAGTTCTCGGCGCGACTGGCGAGCGCCGTGTCGTCCAGTTCGTCGCCCGTCGAGCGCCAGCCTTCCGCCATCAGGGTATTGGTCCACGATTGGAGAAGGTCAGGGTGTTCCTTTGCCACCAGGAACTCTTGCGCGATCTTTCCCCACGCGGCAGCGGGCAGAGTCGAAACCAACACATTGGTTCGGAAACCGGCATGGCCTTTGACCTCGGGACGGGTGATCCGCCAGCGCCCATGCTCGACCATCTCGGCCTTGCGGTCCTCCGGCTGAACGACGCCGCACTCGGGGCATATATAGGCTGCGTCTTCCGGCTTGCCGTCCGGCCATTGAATGTCGGCCCATGTTGGCGCGTGGAAGGCGCCACAGTCCGGGCATCGGATCTCATAGACCCGCTGATCGCTTTGCCGGTAGAGACGGAGAATATGGCTTGTGTCCTCCCAGGTCGGTGTTGAGCCCGCCACCAGCTTGCGGTCGGGAAAGCTGATAGTGCGCCGCTCCGCCAGGGTGATCGGGCTGCCCTCTGTCCCGGATTCCATCGCGTCGATTTCGTCCAGGAGAAGGACGCGGGCGTTGTGACGGCGGAGGTTGCGCGGTGACTTGGCCGATACGATTTTGAGAGAGCCGCCAGGAAAACGGCGGGACATTAGCGTAGATCTGCCAGAGGGGTCGGCATCGAGCGACAGGAGGCCTCTTAGATCGGGGCTGGCGGCAAAAATCGGCTCCACATCGTCCACCATCCAGCCCCGGCAATCGGACTCAGTCGGCAGAACGCTCAGGATAGGTGAAGGGTCGTTTTGGCAATAGTAACCCACCACGGCGGAAAGTAGGGAGGTGTAGCCTAGCCGTACCGGCTTGACCACAGACACGCGCTCAATGGACGGGTCACCCATCGCTTCGGCGATGCCGCGTTGAACAGGCGTGAGGGCCATTGGGCCGGATTGCGCGGACACATCGGACGGCAGCCGGACATTGGCCTCAATCCAGTCGGGGAGGTCTAGCTTCTTGGGCGGGCGGAGAGCGGCATAGGTCTCGGCGCGGATTTCTGAAAGTCGTTCAGTCATTGGCTTCTGTCTCCGCTAGGTCGGACATTGCCCGTCTCAGTTCGATGTCGAGCGCGGCTGCGGCGGGCCGATTAAGCCCCACGGTGGCGGCCACGCGAGCGGGCACAGCTAGAAGTCGTGCGCGGAGGTCGGCTGCCACAGAAAGCCATTCGGCCCGCACGGCAGTTGCGTCGAGCAAGTCGCCTCGGGCCCGGGCGTTTTGAAGGGCAATCTTGTCCGCTTGTTCTGCGGCCAGACGCTTTTTGTGGTCGGCCAGTTCGGGGTCAGCCGTTCGCGACCTTGCTGCGGCCCTTGTGTGTTCGCAGTAGGCGCGGACGCTCGCCCGGAGAGGGAACTTGTGGCCCTTGAGGCCGGTGGTCTCTCGGGGGAGGACGCCATCGCGGGCAAGCTGGTTCAACCGCCCCGTGGACAGGCCAAGCCATTCGGCCAGTTCCGCCGATGTCACCAGTTCGCCGTCGCTCGGGGGCTCGGCATCCGGGGACATATCCAGAAGGTCTTCGATCTCAGCTTCCATGGCTCTGCCTCACTTTTCTCGTTTTCATTGAACCGGGGATTTCAACATTCGCGAGATTGCAGCGGGTCTGTTTCCGCGCTCCGCGCCCCCCGCGGCTTCCAATCCCCCAGAGGGACCCTTTCCACTCGGTTGTGACTGTCTGCCCTTCTTCACATCTGCCGTGAAAGTGGTGGTCCGGGGCATCGGAGCGGACCGGACAGCCGGACACCCCTAAAGGGGTGTGTCCGGTCCGTCCGGGTCTCCGACTCGCTTTGCCCCCCCGGACAGCCCGGACTTGTCCGGGTTTGGTCCGGTCCGTCCGGTTACTCGTCGGCATGGTCGGCCTCGTCTTCTTCAAGGTCGTCAAACCAATCGTCGCCACCGATTTGCGTCAGGCGAATGTGCCCGTCCGAAATGGTGACGTGCTCCTTGTCTGCCAGGCGGCCCAGGATACGCCGCGCCGCCCTCCGCCGGTTGTCCGCGTCTTCCGCCGTGGTGACTCTCAGTTCGTCTGGCGATGCAGCCCGGGCCAACCATTCGTCACGGCTGACGCTCTCGCCTTCCCCCACCATCTCCATGATGAGGCCCAGCGCCGCCGCTTCGGTTGGTTTGAGCCGTGGCGTTGATCCGCCAGGCGCAGGGTCGCACGGGTCGCAAAGCGCCGTTGTGATCGGGTCGCCGTCTTCATCGGTGCCGATTTCTTCACCCCGAATGCGGAACGCCAAGTCACCGTCGCAAGAGCCGTTGCGGTTCTTGGTGAGTCGACCAGTGACTACCCCGGACTCGCCTTTGCGAAGGTGGATCGAAACATCGAGGGCACCGTTCAATAGGCTGTGGCCTCGGGGCAAGCCCTGTTGCCCGTCCTTTGTGTCGTGGTGGACCAGGATGACGGCGGCGCCCCATTTGGTCAGCGCCCGGGCAACGGCCACCACCCGGCCCATGCCTTCGGCGGAGTTTTCTTCGAGTCCCGGGAAGGCCATTGCCAGGGTGTCAATCACGATTAGCGTTGGGCGCTTCTCCTTCACTGCCTTGGCCAGCGTTCTGACCTGGGCGGCCCATTTTGCGCCCGCCTCCGGGTTGAGTAGATCGGACACCCCGCCAACCAAGGTGAAGTTGGGCGCGTCCCCATGCTCTGCCTTGAGGGCGGTGACCCGCCCCCGCATCCCGTGTTCATCCTCCGCGGCGACGTAGAAGACGCCACCGGCCTTTGTCCGGCGCCCGTGAGCCTCGCGACCTTGCGCCACGGCGTAGCCAAGAGCCGGAGCCAAGACTGACTTGCCCACGCCCGGGGCACCCACAATGCAGCCCACGTCGCGCTTCGCGATCAGTCCCTTGATGACATAGGGCCGCGGGTTTGAGGCGGCGCAGTCTGCGGGCGAAAGGAAGGTCAGCCCATCTTTGGCGGCTGGTTTCTCGGGGGTCATGTCGAGCAAGGCTGCGATCTCATCTGACGGCGCTTCGACCTCATCAGGCAGATCGTCAAAGTCGTCGGCGTCCACCCCCTGCCAGCCGTGCCGCTTAGCTTCGGCGAAAAGGGAGTCTGCGGTGACCAGGAGGCCGTCCGCCTTCCCGAAAGACCGCCACTTTTCCCGCACCTCGGCGTGCGAAAACCCAGGGTGCCCGGCTGACCAGCCCAACGCGAGCGCGAGCCCGTCCGGCGATCCGGCGGAGCCGTGGTGGAGCGCCATCAGCGTCGATACCCATTCGTCGTAGGAGCCGTTATTGGGGATGAAGCGGAGGGCATCCCGAAGCTCGGCGATGTCGTGCCCGCCCGCAGGGGCGGAGGGTTCATCAGCGGGGCGAGCACGGCGCCTTAAGGCGGATGGGAATGGGGACAGCCCCAGAAGCCGAGCAGCGCCCAGGCTGCCCCGCTCACAGCGATATTCGCCTGACCGACTAACCGCGCCCGGGGCGATCACATAGCCGCCCTCGCCGCGCACGTCGAGGCCTTCGGCGGACGCAGAATTGGTCACGCCTTCGACATGCTCGAAGAACAGGTGAAGCCCGCCGCCGCCGGTCCGCACAACCAGGTCGGCGTCTCCAGGGGTGATGCCGATTGCCCGCGCAGCGGCAAGCCCATCCTTGCCTTTGCCCACGTCGAGATCCACGACGCTCAAGCCGTTGGCCTCGCCGGTCGGCAGACCCGGCATGGCGTCCGGCCATTTGGACCACCAGCGGGCAACCTTGACGGGATCGTCGGTGGCCTTGTCCCGCCACCTCACCAGGGGCCGCTTGGTGGCCGGGTCGCAAGGAAAAATCTTGAAGCCGTCCCGGGCCAGTTTCCGCGCGGTTTCGGGGTTCTGCGTTCGCGTTCTTGCCTGTTCCATGTTAGGTTACCTCCAAAGGTGTTGTGGCCCTTTTCTTCGTCCCCGGCCCTCGGTCTGTCGCGCAGGCCGAGGGCTTCTTTTTGGTTGGATTCTGAGAGCTAGATGCACAAGCCGGTGGGACACTTTTCCCAAAAAACCTAATAAAATCATGGGAAAACAGAGTGTCCCACTTTTTCTTAAGTCTTTGAGTTCAAACGGTTATTGGACTCCCCTACGGGGTACCAGCCGTCCTCTCCCCCTCAGCGCTGCTCCGCCGAAAGGCGATGTTGCTCGCCGGCCCCAGACCGTGCCGGAGGCAGAGCCAGATCACGGCGAGGCCGAGCAACAGCCACAGTCCGCCCCACATCACCGTTGCCCCGCCGAACTCCTCCGCCAGCATTCGCGCATCCGACTGCAATGCGCTGCGCCGGAGCGTGTCGTCGAAGATGTCATAGGGCACGTAGATCAGGCTCGTCAGCCCGATCACGCGCAAGGCCAAGTCGGCCACCTGGTGCGGCAGATAGCGGGCCATGGCGAGCATGACCGCTCCGGTGACAAGGCAGAAGGCCAGGGCAAAGGGCGTGCGGATCCAGAAAACCGTGACGACCAGCAAGGTCAGCCCGCAGAGCGCCAGCGCCGCGCGATCCGCCCGCGAGCGCAAGGCGGTCAGAAAGAGCATTGCCCCGAGGATCAGTGAGCCCAGATATCCCGCCGACAGCGTGACAAACCGGTTGCCGCCCCGGATCAGCGCGTGCCCGCCCTCACCCGGGTCGAGCGAGATCTCAACTATGCTCCCGCCCGTGGCGATGCCCGCAAGCCCGTGCGAAAGCTCATGCAGAAAGATGACGAATATCCGCAGCGGGTAGATCACCGGCGTCCGCCACAGGGAAAAAACCAGCGCGATGATAAGCAGTAGTTGCCAATGGCCTCTGAGGTAGGACAT